CGCCTTTAACTGCTGCAACAGAAGTAAAAAAAGCTGCGGTTGCAAGGTTATAATCAAAAGTTTTCATTAAAGATTGTCTTATATCAAAGAACACACCTTTAGCAAAAATCTTAACCATTAAAAGCTCAATAGATAACCTTTTACCCCAAATTTGTACACGGTCTGCAACAAAAGTAAAAGCTTCTGTTATAGACCTAATTGCTATTTTAAGACTTGTGCTAGCCCCTAGAACCTTGTCTATGTTGCCAAGCATTCTTCTAAACTCGTCTCTAGCTACTACTGCAAAGTCTGCTATTCTAAAAGTAATTAATTTAAATTCTTTATCTAAATTTTTACCGTCTTTAAGAATGGCATTAAAAACTGTTGAAGCAGTTAACTGTCCAGCTTCTGCAAGTTTCTTTAATTGTCCAAAAGGTTTTCCCATACCGTCTGCAATAGCTCTAGCTAGACGAGGGATGCCTTCCATAACAGACATAAGTTCTTGCCCACGAAGTTCTCCTGCGCCTAAGCCTTGCCCCAGTTGAATAATAGAGGCTCTTGCTGTGTCTGCACTAGTACCAGAAATCTTAGCTGCTTTTGCAACAAGTTGAGTTGCTCTAAGAAGCGAGTTAGTATTTACCTTAGAGTCCCTTAAAGAAAGTCCAAATCGATTAAAAGTATCAGTAGTTGTCAAAATGTCTGCGCCAGTTTGTTTGGCTACGTGCCTAAGACCTTTTAAGGTATTTTGTAATTCTTTACCTCTACCTACTACTAGCGCAACTTTGTTTTCTAAAGTAATCATAGAGTCTGCAGCGCCAGACATTCCCGTAGATAAACCTTTAATAGCTAGGAGACTAGTAATTGCCGCCCCCATTTTTACAAAAGCGCTATTAGCTCTTTCTACTCTGGTTTGTATGTTAGAGACAGAGTTCTCTAGTTTTCCTAAATCTATTCGAGCTTTTGAAACATTAGCTCTTACTTGAATTTCCACGCCACTCATTTGGGTCTCCTTTAAAATAAAAATGCCCCGTCAGGTGTCTTCGATTATGAAGAGCCATCGGGGGCATAGTATTTTATTCTGGGGTAATAATGCCTATTTTTGAAAGCACTTGTTCTATAAAGAAGCGAGGTGCTTGTTTGCTATGCCCATCATTTAGAGCAGCAATATGATCTACAGGATTAGAGATTGTTCCAACCTTGTTGCCAAGTAGATCTCGTTGTTTAGTATTAACCCAGCCAGACCTTGCTTCACCTGTGTCAATAGGTGTAACTATCCTGAGTTCTTGGGTAGCCTTGTCAATCATCTGATGTGAATCTTGAGCAGCTATTTCTTTGATTTCGTTTTCTATTCTTTGAAGTTCTTTATCAAAGTTAAGAACTCTAGTAGTTACTATATTACTCATGGTTTGCCTTTCACCCAAGGGGGTTTCCAATCAGTGCCATCACCGTCTCTTGCAGTAAGCATCATATCAAGGAATTTACCTTTTGGTAAAGCCTTTCTTTCAACGGGAATACCTTCTTTTAAAGCTCTAAGAGTAGGAAAAAGTTTTTCAGGCTCTTCCTTTAACCCTTGCGCTGAAAGTAACATATAAGTTCGTTGGTCTTCTCTCCAGCCAATAGGTCTTCGATTAAAAAAAGAAACCCACTTAAGCAATTCAACATAAGGCATTTCTGCTTGAAGTTGATAAACAGTTAGTCCTAGATTAAAGGCTACCTCATAAATATTTTCTTCTTCAAGGGTTAGTTTCCCACATCTGCGGCTCCTGGACCAATTCCTGACAAGCTCATCACTTTATCCGATAGCTCCGTTAGCTCTGTAACAGGGAAACTATTAAATTCTTCATCGGTTAAGTCTTCTGCTCCGATTACAGCAAGACGCAGTACGTCTCGTAGAAGTGCCATCTGGCCTTCTTCTTTGTTTTTAGCTTTGCCGTGTTTTTCAGCAAGTTTTTGAACTTTAAACACTTCAGCTACAGACATCTTTTTTACTTCAACGTCTTCGCCCATAAAGGTTGTAGCTTCAGTCATTACTTTGTTTACTAGTTTTTTCATAATTTATTTCCTACTTAATCTAATTTGTCTTTATCTGTGAACAACGAGCTATTTGCTTCTTGAAAGTCATCCATCATTTTACGTACAGTATGAAGAACAGAAAGAGTCTCCATAATCTCTTGTCCTGTTGAAGAGTCATTTTCAAAATCTTGAAATCTTTCAAAACTCTTACGAATACTAATGTCTACACTTCGCCTCATATGACGAAAAGTAGTCCTCATAACAAAACTTTTACTAAATGGTTTATCCATATTTCTTTACTTTCTATCTGGGATAAGTCAGAGGAGACCCCGAAGGATCCCCTCTTAAGCGATCTCTATTAGGAGGCTGCAATAGTTGCAGGGCCAAAGAAGTCAGACTGTGTTGAGAGAGTCATAGTTGCAGTAGTAGCATCTGTGAGACTTGGGTTAACCAAAATAGCTTCGATTTTACCACGGAAATAGAACTCAGTGTTAGCAGTTGCTAAGGTTGAAGCCGCCGCTTGTGCTTCGGTAGTAGTTGCTGCACACATCATAAAGCGGAAGATAACAGGAGAGCCAACGAGAGTGTGGAAGGCATCCATGTCAGCTGCGTTGTAGTTAACAGTAATCTCCAAGTTAGGAGCATCGGACTGACCTTGCACCTGCGAAGAAGTAGCTTGACCGTAAACAGGTACGTTTACAATGTTTGCTGGTGTACCGATTGAAGGGAATTCGCGAACACTTGGAAGACGAACAACGTCCCCAGAGCTAGGCGATACGAAAAGGTCTGCAATCTCTCCTGCAGTGTCAGAAGCAGAGATAGCGGGTTGTGTTCCTTTAAAGATGTCGAGGTATGTAAAAATACCTGCGCGAAGGTCGGAAATATGAGCCATTTATTTATTCTCCATAAGATTGAAATGGTATTGTGTATTTTGCACTGTAAAGTGCTTTATTAGCTGGATCTAAACCACCTATAGTTAAATAGGAAGTCCCAAGCTCTGGTCCTTTGATCTGTACCCCACCAATAGTATTTGAAGTGTTTTTATGTTGTAAAAGCACATCCAGAATATCGCCAATTTCCATTACTCGCTTTTGGCCTTCTCCAGCCTTAACGTAAATAGAAATTATAACAAGACCTTCAAGATTTTTACTACCTCCATAATTCGCTGAAGAATTAGACGGTAAAATATTTATTCTTAAAAACTCGTTATGATTTGCGATAGTTCCTTGGTAGTTATCAGGGTATAGGTTTATTTCTTGACTTACCCAATAATATTTAGTAAACATATACTCTATTGCTTTTCTAGCGTTTTCGTAAATCATTACGCCTCCTTAGTCAAGGTAGCTGTTATGACAAATCCGTTGTCTGTAGTGTCTGTAATATTATAAATATCACTCCCTACGGTTAACGTGTCATAAGCATCTATACTTTCAGCTGTTTTTAAGAGAGCAGTATATTTTGCCCTTCCATCAGCTAAAGATTTTTCAGTAATAATTACTTTTACAGAAGTAGAAGTGCCACTCTTAGCAACATTGCCACTAGCAAAATTATAAGAGGTTGCCACCTTGTTAGATAGAGTAGCAGTAGACGCTAATTCTCCCGCTGCATCAAAGGCTTTATTCACTGCATTTGTAATCTTAGCCTTAGAAATTCCCATTAGTTAGCCCTCCACCAACTTGAACCTGTGCCAGAGGCATAGGCTTTGTTTAGTAACGGTCTAATCTTTTTTAAAACCAAAGCAGGTTTTATAGGTATGTTAGGAGAAGAGTCAGAGTCAGAAATAGCAATAGATCCAATTGAAATAGATTCAAAGGTTTGTCCTTGCCCTTGTAAGACATCTTCGTTGTCTACTAAGTGAAGGGCTTGCTCATAAACAGCTTCTTTGACTTGACTAGGGATAACATTATTACCAAAAGTAACGTTAATTCCCAGTCGAGTATCATTATAGATAGCGTTATTACGAGGCCATGCTAGAGCTTGGGAGGAACTAACAGCTGAACCAATCCATGCGTGATCGTCTACCAAAGCGGTAGCAGTCACTAGTGCAGACTCTTGCAGAGCAGTAGAAGCAGCAGTCCAGTTAGCACTGTCGATTCTAGTGACAAAATAAGTGTCTGCATCAGCTACACTTACGTAGCTGTTTGTATTTACAGTTAGTGTCATTAGTTCCTCCGAGATTTAGATTAGGAGTGGAAAATGGGCAAAATGTCCAAATTCAACGCAGCGGCCTTACGAGTGTAAGACGCAGCAGCACCAAGAGTTGTGTTGGTTGCAAATGCGTTAGTTGCACCTGACCAGTCATAACCATTTGGATGCATGATAAAGCCATAGCGATACCAGATGTTAGTCGAACCACCACCAGTGTAAGAGGCCGCATCACGGTCTACTTCTACAGGAGTTGGAACACTTACAGGGGCCGCAGTAACGGCTGCAGGATTAATAACAAAAGAACACTTAGTAGAACGAGCGTTCAAGTCGTTAGAGGCTGCACCAGCAATCATTTGATTTGCGCGTGTAAGGATCAAGCGGAATTTACCACCAAAGATAGTATTAAAGCTCAAGTTGCCATCAGTAACCATTGTATCTTCTACGAGGTTAGCAGCACGCATTTCAGCCATTTGCTCTGGTGAAGTTACGAGGTACATAAAGTCAGCTTCACGGTCTTTCATACCAGCGCCGATTGCGCGGAAGAGACGCTCACCACGGGCAGCACCAGCAGCCGAGGAGTCAAACAACTTACGCTGATCGCCAGCACCAGTTGCAGCAGCACCAAAGAGACCCAGCGCGTTAACGTCAACAAAGTGACCAGTTGCAGAGGCGTCACCGTCTGTATCGAAGGCAATATAACCACCAGCACCCGAACCACCTTTGTCACCCAAAGTAACTTCGCTAAGAGCGACACCTTTGAGGACAGACAACAAAGCGTTATGCTCGTCCTGTGCGCGAACTTCAGCAAAGTCACGGGCAATCTTTGCAAGACCATCTTGCTTTGATACAACTTCTTGCATGTTTACTTGTTGCGCACCAAAGGTACGAACAGTTTTAACATAGTCAGCAATGTCAGTTGTGACATCGGTGTAAGTACCGTCAGTAGCACTTGAAAGCGAAGCAACGTTTACGGTTGCTGCAAGTGGCTTGTAGTAGCGGAACTGACCAATAAAGCTTTCGCCATCAGCAGTAATGTCGGCGCGATTGCCTACGATACCTGTTGAGTTAAGTTTCTGTTCAAATGTGTAAGCTTCATCGCTGTAAGCGGAGATAGCAAGGGCCACATTTTGAAATGCGGTATTTGTAATAGCCATTAGTGTATTCCTTTATAGAACTATTAGATGTTAAATGAACCCAGTTGACCTTTTTCGGCTGCTGCGAGCATTTCTGAGGTAGACATTTCTGACATACTCTTCTTTTGAGAAATGTTAGAAACACCTGCGTTGTTAGCCGCGCCAGATCCAGTATTGGACTTAACACGGAATAAGAAAGAGTTGTCTTCACTCTTAGAGTATCCAGCGACAAAATCGTCTATAGAAGTACCAGAGTTGTGTCTCCACCCTCCGTCTTCAGTTTGAGATAGTTGCTCAACAATGTCTTTATAAGCCATTTCGCGACTACGATCATTTTTAAAGTCTAAACCCGCTAGAGCGTTCTGTAGAACACTATCACGGTTTAATTTCGTGTTTTCTGCTTGATAGATAGATAGTTTAGCTTCAAGATCAGCAATTTTCATTTCTGCTACTTCTTGTAGTTTACCATCCTTTTCCAACTGTGCAATTTTCGCTGCTTTAGCGTCTGCCTCCATTTGGTTTTTAACTTTCAAAGCGTCATCACGCTCTTTAGACATACGATCCATGTTGGCTTTCATCTGTGCAAGGCGTTCTTGAACAACAGCTTCTACTGGATCAACTGTCTCAGAGACCTCTGCTGCAGCCACTTCAGGAGTGTCTACTTCAAGGTTGTCCGTTTCAGGAGTTTGTACTTCTTCAATAATTTCATCAGGCATAATTTTTCCTTTCAAGCACAGCTTGAGGTTACAGTTTAAGCGAAGGAACATCCTTCTTAGTTAGTTTGCTATTACAAGTCACAGACTTAGTAAAAGTTATGGTCCAATTCCATACCAGTCTTCACCTTCTTTAATAGGTGCTAGTATTTCCTTGCGAGTAATTTTATTTGGTGGATCTATTAATCCTTGCTTCTTAGCAAGTGCTAGTAGTTCCCTATACTTTGTCCAAGATAAACCCTCTTTACGCATTTGCTTAAGGGTTTTTCTTACAGTATCACCATTAAGAGCATCTGCATAGATGGTTCTTAAGGCTTGTTTAGCGTCTTCGGCGTGTCCGAGGTTAGTAAAGAAAGCATCGTGGATTGTTCCTGTCCCAATGTTTTTCTTTCTTCCCCACAAATGGAAAGCCCGTACAATAACAGCATCATTGCTGTGATTGCCATTTACACCTAAACCACCAGCAGCTTCTTGAATAGAAGACTTACCAATAAGTTTTCCATCTTCTGCTCTAGCTTCGTAGATGTTTGCTACTTTACGACCCGTTACAGGGTCTGTAAATTCTATCCGCTCTTGTAATTTAGGGCGGTATCTTTGTCTCATAATTTTACCGTCAAAAGTTACCCACGGTATATCTACACTTTGAGTATCTGTAACAAAATTTCTTGCTACTACTTTCCAAAAATTAATAAAGTTATCAGTAACGGGTGCTCTTGCGGCAAGATGCTTTGACATAATTTTTGACAAATCCGTAAAGTCTTTTGGTGAAATTATTCCTTTACGAGCATTAGTTATTTTATTAACAAAATCAGCTGTATCAGGGTGTATCTCAAGAGCTTGTTTTAAAAGTTCACGCCCTACAGGGGTGTTTTTATTAACCAATTCTAACAATTCTGATCTAAAGGCTTTTAAGTTGTCAACAGAAGCAGTAGCCCCTAGCCGTTCTGCTACCTTAATTTTATTATTAATAACTCTAAGTTGATCATTAAGATCTGCCTTTGTAATAGAAGTAAAGCCCTTATTATCAAGAACTTTTCTCATCCACTTAGCCACTGTAGCTGTTCGAGTTGCATCAGCTGCTCCGTAAAAAGCCACCATGTTTTGAAACTTAGCACCTTTAGCAACATCTTCCCAAGTTAACCCTGCGTTTCTTAGCGAAGGAATTTTGTTAAAGTCGGGGTCATTAATAGTGTCTTGAGCAATAACATCATACAATCGATTTTTCTGAGGAGTAGGTAACACGTTACTAAGCATAGAAATTTTTCTGTCTCCCGTAGACAACCCAATAATTTGAGCACCACTAGAAGAAGCATCGTTCTCTATCATAAGTTTTGTTTTATAGGTAGATAGTTTATCAAGTTTAGCTTCGTAAACTTTACCATTTGCATGAATTTTTCTTAAATTAGGCTCTTTTGCAATAATAGAACCTTTATCAAAAATGTGATCATTACCAAGTAAAAAAGCATTTCTTACATTTGGGTCGGCATTTTTAATTTGCTTATACATAAATGCTTCTCTGTCCCTATGGAATTGCTCTGTAGCTCCTCCATATTTTTTAATAAGACGATCTTTTTCTTTGTAGCTTAAATCTCCAGGTCTAAGATCAAAATTATTCTTTTTTGCCCAAGAAATAGTTTCTGCGTCTTCCCAAAATTCGTGATAAACTACTTGAGGCTTAAATTCTTCAATTTTTTTATGAACTTTTAAAACATCTGCTAAGTTATGAGATTCACCAAAAATAGTTTTATTATAGCCAGATGTAAAATCACCATCAACGTGGTTGTAAACACGGGTGTATTCTAAAGCAAATCGTGCCATTTTAGCAACATGAGCACCCTCTTCCCCTTTTATAAGGGGATGTTCTAAGAACTGTCTCATACGTCTGTCACGTTGAGTAGTAGCTTGTAATATTTGACCAAGTTCTCGAATAGCCTTTTCATTGCGATTGAAAATAGCTAACCTACCTGCTTGTGTTAGTGCCTCTGTACCAGGACCAATCATAGCGCCAAGTTGAATACGTAGCTCACGCAGAGCTATCGGAGTCATACTAACGCTTTGAGCAGAGTTAAGAAACGGTCTAACAAGCTCTCCTCCCGTAGGTGTTAAGTAACCACGGTGATATACTCTGCCGCGAGAGTCAATAAACACTTGAGTCTTAAAAGGTTTAGCACGTTGTCTATGCCACTTCGCAGTGGTCATTAACCCATAGCCTTGCTCACCACGATTTAAAATCTCATGACGCAAACCATTGATAGAGTCATAGTATTTGCTTTTCCCTCTTGGATCCCGAAAACGCACAATGTCATCCATAAAGTCAAAAAACTCGCCATCGACTTCGTACTCCGTATTTGAAACATGGTTCATCATCTTAGCCATGTCTCTGTCGATTTGCTTTGCATCGTAATCGGGGAACTTCTCGGCAGAAATAATTGGTATGTTAGTATTGTTGCCACGGGCATCAAAAAAAGTTTTGTTATTAGCTTTTACGTAAAGTTGATCTCTAGGGTTAGTAACTCCTAGCCTTCTAGCAATTACCGTTCTACGCTCTGCTTCTTGAAGCCTAATTAGACCCTTATCAATTACAGTAACTTCTCTAGAAATAGTGTCGGCCCAACCACCAGAAGCTCGCCCTGTTTCAACATCAAAAACTCCTCTCCGAGTTCTTCCTCGAAATTGAACTTTTATGTATCCACTAGATTCCATTAAATTTAAAATTCTAGAACCTTCGGTGTGATTATGCTTTAACGTGTTTTTAGTCATAGGAATAATGTTAGCAAAGTCTTTACTAAACTGTTGACCAATAGCTATAGCTAAACCGTCATAATCGGTAGACTGTCCTGAAGAAATTAACTTAGCAATCTTAGTAATGCTGTTTAAAGCCTTATCATCCATTATCCTAGAAGTAGGTATTTTCTTAAGATTTAAAAATTCTAAATCTACTAAGTATCTATAGTTTTCTCTAATAGAAGCCATCTGACGAGTAAACCAAGCATCAGTTGGTTCCTTATTAAATAACTTTTTAAAAGCTAAGTATTCTTTTCTTAAAGGTATAAAATTGTTTAACAAGTACTCTTTAAATTTTTTAGTAGTAGGATACTTTTCTGTTAACTTTCTAAAGTACACTCTTAAAGGACTTCTCCCTGTAAAGTAAATTTTTTTAGCTAGTTTAGCGCCTTCTCTGCTTCTCCAGTTATCAATGTATCTTTGATCTTTTAAAAGATTATCAGCAAGATTATCTAGAGTGTAATATTTGCTCATGATTTGAACTTGAGGTTTGTCTTTAGAAAGATAACTAACAAACATTTCTGAACGTTTTCTAGATCTGACATCTAAAAGACGAGAAACGTTTTGTACAGCAAAGCGGTTTTCTGCTCTCATAACAGAAGCAAAGTCACCCCACGGCTGTTTATCTTTAGCATATCTTTGGAACACTACTCTTAAGTTTTCAATAATAACTGTTTGTTGATTGACAGAGACTTTATCATCAAAAGAAGCAGCAATAGATTCAATAAAATTTTTTTGATCGCTCGTTATGTCTTTTGAATTTCTCATAAAGTCAATACGTTCTTGATACAGGTTAAAGTCTGGATCATAAATATTGTTATTTTTAAATTCACCCGTTAAAGGATCTGCTGAAAAGTTTCTTTCGTCAAATTGATTACCAACTCTACGTCTAGAAGCAGCTTTACCTTGAAGGCTAGTACCTTTATAGTCTGTTAACGACATTGTTTTGTTAAAGTCTACAGCGTCATTAAGAAACATAGTCCTAAGTGCTTCTTTATGTTTTGGATTATTAAGCAAAGAGTTTGGTGTTTTAGCGTCAACTCTTAAATCAGCATCCGTTATTTTTTGTCTAGGCTTAAAAACCGCAGTAGCGTTTGCTGCTCTTGCTCTAAGGGCTTGTATAGTTAAAGCTTTACCTTTTGGAGTAACAAATTCAGCAGCCTTTAGCTTTCCTTGTCTAAACAAGTTAGCAGCGTCTTCTGAACCTAACATTTTAGATTGTATTTCCATAGACTGAGTTCTTAACCAAGCACCAAAGTTTTTTACTTGCGGAGGAAGACCGTTTAACTTTTGGGGGTCTTTCTTTTTAAGCGCAGAAACGTTAACACGTTTTGACGGACTCTCTTGCAGTAGTTCTTCCTTAGATTTAAGAACTGGTACCATAGAGGAACGACAATTCCAGTGAAGAGGAGGTTCATAGCTTCTATCTCCTATGTCATAAATTTTTCCGTTGTGGTGAGTACAGATTGGGCTTGTTCTAGCATCAAGGATAGCTGTAAACATGTAACCCTTTAGTATGTCTTTGTTTTGTTCTGCTACTTTATGTACAGCAGCAGTTTGAGTTGAAGTAATAGCGGTACGAGTTAAGGTTCTTGCTTGATGTTCTGTTAACTTAGTAGTCTTCATAACATCGGCAATAATATCTTTTTTATTATGGCCTTTAGCAAGTCCTGCTTTCACTTTAGATTGTATACGTACAAGTTCCCCTGCAGAAATATTTGATACGTTCTGAGTGATACTGCGAGTACCTTTAATGTTTGGACCAGTTATTTCACCAAGAAGTTCTTTAGTCCGTGGCCTTTGAACTTTGTAAAAGTCCTTTACTTCTTTATATAAGTTATCTGTTGAAAAGTCTAGTTGCGAAGTAGAAAACTCTTTCAAGCTACTGTTTGTATGCACTGAAAGTTCTTTGCCAAATCTGTTCATTTCTTTTTGAAGATCGGCTCTAATATTTCCTCGTAACAAAGTTTTCAAATTATTTCTGTGTCTTTTTAAAATCCTGCGATTTTGAAGTTGAACACCTTCTTCATACAACCGCACATCCCCCATGTGGTCAACAATACGGTTAAAAATTTTATCATTATAGTTCATCTAGTCCACCATTGTAGAGTTAGAGGGGGTGTGACTTACTGTTAGACCATGCCCAAAGAAGAGAGTTACCAACATTGTAGGCTGGACCCTTCTTCTCTGGATGATGATTTAATCGAAGACACTTGTACCACGCTATAAAGTTTTTATAACGCTTCATTTGCCTTTTTTAACTTCGGCTGTTTTCTTTGTTATTTGAATGTTTTCAAATTTAGAATCTTCTGATTTCTCAGGTTTAGGTTTTTTCTTTTTGAACCATCCAAACATAACTATTCCATTTCCATTTGATCGTCAGACACTTGAGTAGTTAAAGGGTCTGTTTGAATAGCTGCAATAGCTTCTTCATCATTATAGTCGGACGGAATAAAGTCATTGTATTTAGCTACAGAAACAAAAGTATCTCTTGGGATAATACCCGCTTGGTACCACTCTGTAATTAAACGCATAGCGCCTTCACCACCTACAACTGGCGCAAAGTCTGCTGACAAAGTAAACTCAACATCGTTACCTGTATATTGAGTTCCATACTTCCAGTTAAGCATAAAAGAAACTACTTCTCGCAGAGTATGAGAAACTTTAGCGTTAAGAGTACCTAACTGTGCTGTTTGAGAAGCATTTCGGATTTCTAAAGCAATACCTGACTGTGCAGTCTCAGGAGAAAGCATTCGAATTCCCATCTTAGCCATTTCTTCTACTGTTTTAGTAATAGCCATGTCCATGTCATTCAAGGCACTTGTAGGGGTTTCAAGAACACTAACAGACTCGTCTTTACGTACTCGTAACCACGTACCTAACCCTGCACTTACTAACTCTTCAAACTCTTCGTCTGTCATGTCAGAGGACACAATAGGAGTATAGGTTGCAGCACCGTAAAGCAGGTGGTTTCTGCGAGATACTTTGTTGTACAAAGAAACTTCACGATCAATAAGCGGCATAAGCACTGGTTCAATAGGATCAATATGACCGTTGAGAGGCCAAGCAGGAATACGCTTAAGGCGCTCACCAAACATTTGGGGAGTTACTGTGTCATACTTTTCAAAGTGAGTTTCTGTACGAATGTCTTTATAGTCTTGAGTTACTTCTCCATTAAGAACTTTAAGTTCTGCGTAAGTATCTTTTTGACGATAGTAGTCTAAAACAAGGTTGCCACCTTCATCTAAGTAGTGATCACAAACAGTGTCTACGTAGTTAGGGTGCCAAGGGTTTTCTTCATCAAACTCCTCAGTTAAGTACCGCAGCACTAGACGAGTAAGAGTTCTTTGACGAGTAATTGGATGAACATCTACTTGATAGTTAATTACGTTTTCAGCTTTAATAATTACTGGATAAGGCGCAACCATGTCACGCTCTTCAGGAGTCAAGGCTTCTTGTTGTTCTTCAGTAAATTTCGGGTAATCAACTGACACCCAACAGCGCGAGGTCTGAAGTTCCTCCCATAGAGCGGCATCGAGAAAATTAAAGAGAGAACGACCATCCAAAGTAAAGTTTGTTTCAATCCAGTCTAACGCCTCTTCTGGAAGTTCTTCTGGAATAGTTAGTTGAGACTTTTTCCGTAGCAAAGAACTAATAAGTACCTTGCAATATTGAGC